GGTTCATTGTTTATCTTTATAAATCTAAGACGCTTTTTCTCAGCAGCTTCTATTTGAACAGAGTCTTGCTTCATCTGTTCATAGTTGAATGGAGTTTCAGGTAGTGTTAAATCTAAGCTATCCGCTTGATTGTTTGACGCTAATAGTAACATCGGCACCATTACCAACGACAACATTGTAAGCTTTGCCATCTTGTTCCAATATAATGTTATATCCAGTTTGTCCATTTATATCTAACCTTACACTTTGATTTACTTCTCGAATGAGAGTAAGAAACTCTGCATCTCCAAAAGTTGTAATCTGTGTGCTTGCATCTTGTCCGAATGTAGTACCTTTTAAATCTACAGGTGCTGCTCCAACGGATGCGAGTTCATTATTATCTAGTTCATCTACTGATTCTATTATTTCTAGTAGATCTTCCAGGAAGTTAGTTCCTAGGTAGTCTATGTCAAGTTCTCGAAAGTCTTCCTCTACTTCTAATAAGTCTACATCGAGCCCGTCGTAAGCGAGGTAGTCGATATCAAGAATATTAGTACCAGAGTCGTCACTTCCAGACGATCCCTCATTTTGTTGTATTTCTTCATTTTTCTTAGGTGGTGAGACAATCAAAAGATTGTCTATCAGATCTAGTGTTAAGTCGAGGATAACAGGTTTAGTAGGACTCTGTTCCCATACAGTTGTAACAGTAGATTGATACGGTTTATTTAGTATTACCTGTCCTAAAGCAGTTGCTACTACAATCTCGCCAGAGGGCAGTCCGTTTGCATCTGGTAAGAGTATCACCAATGACTTACCGAACTCGTCAACGGTAACAGTAAAGTCTGTTCCTCGAATTGCGATTTGTGCTGTTGGTGTACTAATGTTGATATTCTGTTTGTTTATCTGTCCTATCTTACCAGTAATAAATCGAGCAGTGCCACTTGCAAATTGCATACTCATCTTTGACTTGTTTGGATTTGGGTCAAAGATTACTTCGTCTATAACAAGTTTGCTATGCTCTGTGAGTCGAACTTGACTATCGTCTATGAATGTGATACCTAGTCGCCCATTAGCTGTACGCACATCATCCATTTGTTGAATGTCTTGTTCTAAAGTTGCAGGTAAGGTGTCATCTCGAATGACGGCACCTTGCCCGCGTAGTTCCGTGATTGCGCCTATATCAGCAAGAAGTGGATGTACCACCATCAGACTGAATAACACAGATGTTACTGTTTGACGCATCGCTCTCTATTTTTAACCAATCGAGTGCTAGTGTTGATTTTTGTTGTATTTCAATAGTATTTGTACTACCATTTAAATCCAAGTAAAAATAACCTGCATCACTCGATGAGGCTCCTTGACCAGTTTTGGTCAATTCCATTGTATTACTATCTCCTAAGATATCCATATACGCAGTATAGTAGTCAGAGTCTATATCGAATGTTAAATCGTTACTGTCTCCGTCTAGTATTAGATCTAAGTCTAAATAACTTGCTCCTGCATTTTCACCGATGTCCCAATCAAAAACGTTTGAGCTACCTGTTACATCTACATTGATGTTTGCAAAGTCAACTGTATTTAGTCCTGTAGTATCCATAGAAAACTCGAATGTATTTGAATCTCCATCAAATTCGAAGAAACCAGTAAAGTTTTCGCCTAATACACCGTCAGTTAGAAATTTATTTGAAGAACCAATCTGGTTAATATCCAATGTCCATGTACCACCGTTTAAGATAGCTTTTGTCATAGAACCGCTTGTTGCATCGTCACCACCAATAAGGTTGTTCGATCCTAGTTGCTCTAAGTCAATATTGACATTGTTTCCAGTTTGATCTATGTAAATTTCATTGTCTGCATATAAACCAAAGGATAGTAATAAAAGTAATATTCTCATTACTTCTCTCCCCAGTACTTCCAGTACCCTTTCTCTTTGCCGTCTTTTATCAATTGAACTACTGCAGTTTCAAGCGCTGCTTGTATTGCAATAGATTTACTTTCATTCATTGCAGTTCCGCTTTCAAACTCTACGAGCTTTGTGCCTTCTGCTATAAACCTAAAGAAGTCATTTGATACTCCGACAGAGAGTATTTTCTTTGACGTAAGGATTTCCATTAAGATCTCTCCTGTACTCACAGAAACTAGTCTTAATGAGACCACTACGGTATCCTCACGATATTGCTTGGAGTTACCAATGCCTAAATATCTAGCACCTATACCTCCTGTTAATAGATTAGTGTTATAATCTACTATTCCCCCTTCAATGATTAATCCAGCAAACAGTAGTGGAAGCTGCTCGTCTTCATCATTAAAACTTTGTCTAGTCTGTCTTATTAATTGTCTTTCTCTAGTTAAGTGGTCAAGGCCACCTCTTTCGACAACTTTGAAGAATCCAGACTGTTTGAGTGCTCTTATGAGGTATGTCTCGGGAGCCATAGTAACAGCAGTACTGAAACTAGCTATACCATCGACACTCTTTCTTTGTCCTGTTGAATCTGTAAATTTGTATACGGCCACCACGGGATATCGTGATGGTTGTGGAATTGTTTTAATTGCATCTGTAACTGGCGTATTGATAATAGCATCTCCAGAAAAGCATTGCGCTTTTCCGATAATAGTTACAACATCTTTATAGTCTTCGTCTGGATTTGTTAAGCAAGGTGACACATATTTGTAATGTGTAAAGTTTGCACAACTAGCCAGTAGGAAAACCGAAGTCGCCAATAGGGATTGTAATGACAGTCGTTTCACCAGTAGCCTCATTAAATATGGTCATTGTAATTGATATACCATCTGATGTCCATGTAATCAGATTATCAAACAACATGAATGATCCTTCCGATGCAGGGTTTTCTCCGAACAACTGGTCTACTAGCTGTCGAGATAACTGTGCGTATACTCTACTCTCAAAGTTCTTTATAAATCTTGCGAGAGTACTATTATTTTCCTCTCGTTCTGCGGCTTCTTTGAGTGCTTTAATTTCTGCGGCGATTGCCTCTTTTCTTGACATCTCTTGTGAGTCAATTGTAAGATAGTGGCTAGATGTACCTACACCACTGAATGAAGGATTTTTAAATCCAAACTTTATTTCATCCGCGTTTAAGTCTGCTGCAATTGCTATAAAGCTTAATATAAATAAAGCTCCTATAACACTATTTGCAACTCTGTTATTTAGTTTTCTTTCGTTCATTTTCTTTTAACTGTAAAACTGTGTCCAGTTTCTTTTGCAGTCGTATCATGTCATTATCCAACATTCTTATCTGGTCGATAAGTTGTAGTATGGTAATTTTCATTTCTTCGATTGCTGGGTCTATCTTCTCGGTCACTGTAGTCCATACGAAGTATACGAAATATCCAAGTCCAACCATTGCAACAACTGGAAATCCAAATTGTTGTATGGCATCAATCACGTCTTGCATCGATACTCCCACTTTCTACAAAGTTTTCTGCTCTTGCTATTTTTTCTAAGTCTGGTGCAAGTCCCAGCGCGGATGATACACTCATATCTATTTTAATCATATCATTGTTCATAACTTTGATACGAGTAATTAACATCTTAGAGATTCCTCGAACTTCTTCTGTATCTCCAACAACGTCATCCATAATCTTTCTTATGATGAGAAATATAAAACCACCCATAAACAGTGCTGCAGCGATAGGTGCTCCAACTTGTCCGATTACGTCAAATATCTCACTCATAAGTACTTAATCATTTCTTGATTGATTGCCATACATCCAAACATACCAAATAGTACAGTAACCTGTATAATACTTGCATAAGTAATTTGTCTCATTGGATGCATATCTGTTAACTTCTCTATCATGCTTTCTGATGGCGATAGGTTAACTATTTGTAATGCTTTCCTAGAAGCCGATGCTTTCTCCGCATCCACATCTATATGTTTCTTTTGGGTTGTTAAATCTGAATTCTTCATTTAGTCCGTCCGTGTGCCAATCAATAGTCATGCCTTCTAAATAAGGCGCAGAGTTAGGGTCTACCCTAAATCTAATCTTGCCCCAATCTATTACCAGATCATCTGAATAATTTTTAGGGTTAAAAGCAAAAAGATACTCCATACCACCGCAGCCACCCCCAGTAATACCAAGTCTAAAAACAAAGTTGTCTTCTGCGCTCGCTTTCTGTATAAGTTTAGTATACGCCTCATTAGTAATTTCTATCATCTATCTAATTTAAATAGTCTCCAAACATTTTGTATTCTGCTTGCTTTCATAAATTTGTGTATTTTTCTGAACATTTATCCTCCCAGTTCTGAATAGCCTTTCTTATTGCGTCTTCGGCTAGAACTGAGCAGTGAATCTTTATTGGCGGCAACTGTAGTGCCTCGGCAATATCTTTGTTCTTAATTTCTTTTGCTTCTTCTATAGTAAGTCCTTTTAACATATCTACAAACATTGTAGAAGACGCGATAGCTGAACCGCATCCATATGTTTTAAATTTTACATCAATGATTTTTTCTTGTTCGTCAAGTTTAAGTTGTAACTTCATGACATCACCACAAGCGGGTGCTCCTGTCATTCCTGTAGCTATATCGGGGTCGTTCGGGTCAAAACGGCCTACGCTAAATTGCTTAGGACTGTTCAGTACTCCTTCGAACCTTTCGATAACTTCTTTACTATATGCCAATTTTCTTTATACCAAATACATAGTTTTCAGCTGCATCTTCTGCATACGCTTCACTATGTCCTTTGTAAAATTCGGTAGCTACTAATACACCCTCTGGGTTGTAGAATCTAGCACCAAATACTCCTTTGTCTACGATTGTGTCGGCTCGTAGATTGCCACTCATGTACGTTGATAGTTCTTGCATTTTTTTCCTCATATTTTATTTCAACAACTTCTCCATCAGTTTGCCATAGTTGCCTTGCCCGAAAGGGAGTTCGTTGATCTGTACATTTGTCTGATTTTTGACATTTGAGGTTTTTGCTTTTTCTAGTTCTGCCATAGCTTTGATTTCATCCATACGCATTTTGTGTGCCATTTGTATTAAATCCGCTAGGTCTTTGTTAGTATAAATTTGAGATTCTTCGCTCTCTTCTAGTTTGCGCTCAATAATATCGTCAAGTGTGTTTGCTAATTTAAAACGATTTCTGTAACCTGTATCTAGATACACTTGATCGATGTACGCTTTGATTTCCCGTTTTCCTAAAAATTCTTGCACGGTGTTTTCATCTATTTTCATTCTGGCGCACACGGCTGGTATGCTTCCTAATTCTAGATAGTTGTTCGCTATTTCAAGCCCTTCTGGACTCATCTTGGTTACAATTTCATTTTTCATATTTTGATTATACCAAATTTTAATCCTCGTGTCAAGAAGTATTTTCGTATGCATCGTCACGATGCTCTGTGCGCGTCTTTTTACTCTTTTCCAAAAAATCCAAAAGTCGTACGCGCAGGGGGGTGTGGGCGAGACAGGGGAGCAAGGTCTACTAACCCCCCTATCATATATGCTAGACTGTGTCAACTGTTCTTTCAAGAAAACTGCCAAAGGGCGATTCTTGAAGGCTCACTACTTGACATCTATTATCAAATCTTTTCTTTTGCTCATCACAGATTTTTTCTGCTATTGCTTTTGCTTCTTCGTCATTCTCACACCAAATATTTAATGAGAATTCTACTCTATATCTTTCCATATTATTTGCCCTCCAATTTAATTTTTAGCTTATGGATTCTATTTGAAATATTGAAATACATTTTTGAGCCAACTCTAACTTGCTTTCTAGCTTTGAGCCAAACTTGAATTTCCCTTTCCATTTCTTTTTTCGTTTTCATAATATAATTATACACTCCTTATTTTAAATTTGCAAATCTTTTTTTCTTAAAAACTTGAACATGGTTTAAAATTTGTTTACCCTTCGGGTTAATCTAAACTTGTTTAGATAAACAAATTTTAAACCACGAACGCCTTTTTGTCAACTTTTGTGACAGATTATTTTTCGGGTTTCTCATACACGATTTTAGCAAAAATGTCAAATTTTGTGACAGAATTTTTTGCGAACTTTTGAGAAATGTTTTGCAAACTTTAGAGAAAAGATTTATAATTTATATATTGTTAATAATTAAATGGAGACAATATAAGAATGGAAATATTTTTAATACCTATGGGACTGCTAATACTAGCAATCGGATTTATGATTAATGGGGGAAGATAATGCACGATAAATTATACATGCACTTACTGAAAGCCAAACATCAAGCCGAGAAAGAAAGGCTAGAAGTTAAGCAAAAACTAGACCTATTCAGAAAAGCGAATAGACATGCTAAACTTACTAAAGCGATAGGCTCAGAATATAAACAATTCGAGAAACAAATCAATTCATATAATGGGTTGATTCGTGGACTGAAAGAAAGACTAAAACAAGGTTAAAGATGTTGACCTTTAGCAACAACATCACAAATGGAGAAAATATTATGGTAGATAAACCAAAATATTATGAAGATATGACTAAATCAGAAATGGTAAAAATCATATCTGAATCAACAGGGATTAAACTCCCAGCACTCGAAAGAGCAACGAAGATTGATATTTCTAATATAGCGAAAGCGTTAAAAGTATCGGCAAATTATAAGGGGGCGAATTAATGTCACCTCATAGCACGAGGGCAACGCATACTATTGTATGCGTTGTCGATACTGAAACAACTTTTATCAATGAAACGCCTAGAATGGTTTATCATTTTGGGGCGACCTTTGGAGACATTGAGCAAGAGAATTCTTTTAATGTTGTTAAAATGGATTATTATGTTAAGGAAGTTATCGAAGATTTATCTTTATTCTTACATCAGAATAAAGAGGGGCATAACTTTGGATATAATAAATCTATGGCTAGAGCATTAAAAGACGCTATTAACAATCCTCATAAGGTTAAGAAATGGAAAGATATAATAAAAGAATGGCAAGACTATTTACACGCTATGAATGTTCAATATCTTACATCTTATAATTTCAATTTTGATATTGGCACAGATTCAAGCGAAATTGCCACCATTAGAAAAACACATCAACAGCTAACAGATAAGACTTTTTTCTTACCTCGTAATGTTGATTATTGTTGCTTAATGGATATAGGGGCAACTTTGTTTATGAATAGAAATTATCTTAATTGGGTTAATTCCTTAGATGAGAATGAAAAGAATCAGATGACTACAGAAAAAGGAAATTTATCTTATTCGGCTCAATCTTGTATGCGATACATAAACCGAGATTTATGGTATCAAGAACAACATACAGCATTAAGGGATTCATTACTTGAATTTCAATTATTCGCACATTTTTGGGGTAAATGGAAATCAATAATAAAAAAAGAGTTTGTTAATAATGTAAATACTCCCTCGTGGCAACATCTTAAAAAGGGTTATTCGGCAACGAAAAAACGCCAATTAAGAAAAGGGATTAAATCGAAAAAGGTTGCTAAAAAGAAAATGCAAATACAAACCGAGCTAAACTTACAAGGGGGTAAATAATGGCTAAACAATTAGAATTAAATTTTGATCCAAAATCGGCAATGGTTAAGGAAATAGAAAAAGATGTTCCAGACTTTAAAAAGAATGGATTTAAAACAAGGGACGAATATTTGGTTGCTTGTGAATTTGATAGATGTGCAAGGCACATGGAACAAATGAAAGGGGGTAAAAAATGAGATATATGTCAGAATTTGAAAGGCACGATAGAAAACTTCGTAAAATAAAAAATTGGTTAACTGTATTAGCTATGCTTTTAATTTTTATAGGATTGCAAGGGTTTTTACCCTTGCCACGCCTTGAATCTACATTTTTCATATTTACAGGTAATGCCTGTATTTTTTGGGTTGCTATGGTAGATGAAGATAAAAGATTATTTCTTTTTACTTTGTTGATGATAATTGCACAAATTTCTAGGGTGGCATTATGACTTTTAGAGGAATGAAAGCGTATCTATATCTTAAACTTATAACTCGATTTTGTGATAGACTTTTTAATATAAATCAGAAAATCAGAATTTATGATTTAGATGGAACTATAATAGATTCAAGCCACCGAGCAAAGCATAATGAATATGGAAAATTAGATTTAGACCATTGGAAAGAAAACAATACTAAAGAAAATATTTTTAAAGATGATTTGCTTCCTATGTATTGGCAACTCGTAGCCGATTATAAGAATGGCGATTATATTATTTTATGCACAGCTAGAGAAATGGGAAAATGGGATTTAGAATATTTGCATACAATGGGTATTTATTACGATAAAATTTTATGTAGAAATGAAAATGAAAATACTGCCGATTGGAAATTAAAAAGGCGTTTACTAAATCCATATTTTAATTTGAAGCCATTTAGAAATATACAAAAATATTTCTATGATGATAACGATTCTAACCTTTTAGCCATTGGCGATATGGGGGCGACTTGTTGCAACGCTAAAGAATGGAATAACAAATTTAGCAAATAGAAAGGGGGAACAGGGGCGAGAAATCGCCCCACTTTTTTTTTCAAAAAAAGACTTGACTTTTACCCCAAAATCCTGTAAAAAAATCCACAAAAAAACTTGTCACAAAACTTGACTTTTTCTCGTGCGTGGTTTAAAATTTGTTTATCTAAACAGATAAACCCGAAGGGCTAGCAAATTTTAAACCAAGAACGATTTATCAACCTTCACAAATCCATAACACGAAACGCCAAAAATGTCAAGGGTTAATTTTCAAAAATTTTGTGATATAATCACTAGGTGAATTTACTTTATAAATATAGAATCGTCATGGAATTAATCAGAACTGTAATTCCTGTTATTATGGTCATATTACAGGGCATAATTATTTTTAAATTATTTTCATAAATCGCTTGACAATAGGGGCGAAATCGCCGATAATATTTATATTGATTGAGAGGGAAACAACCGAAAGGGAAACGAACTCGACAGACTAGGAAAGACAACAGAAACATAGACACAGAAACCCACTCTCTAAGAATCGAACTCGCAGAACTTCAACCACCTCCGAGACTGAGTCGCTGACAAGGTCAACAGGGAATGAACTCACTTTCAAGACAGGCTAGGAAGTCTCGACCAACTAGCCGACCGAGAGGGAAAGGACTCATACTCCGAGATTATATCAAAAGAGATTGTTGGACTTCCCCTCTCACTTTTTTTCACCGATTTTTTCGGAGGACTGCCCCTGCCCGAGATTTGAGAAATCCTGACGCGCCCTGCGCCAACGCAGTGCAGTGTCGAAACGAAACGTGGTGCGGGTGCGCCAAAGGCAGTGCAGTAACGAAACGAGAGGTCTGCGCAGAGCGATCCGACTTATCCACAGGTTATCCCCAAGTCTCTGTGGGTATCCCGCCCCCCACCCTATTATTGTATCACACTTTGTCGCTCTTGTCAAGTCTTTTTGAAAATAAAAAACCCGCTTTCGCGGGTTCTGTGATTAGGAACAGATGTCGATTAATCTTTTGATTGTTTCTGCATTCGCTCTCTCAAGACTGTTTAAGAAACCTTTGTCGGCTCTGATTACCACCTCTAATTCTGCAACTAATGTTGCTTTAGTTTTTACAACTTTTTTCGCTTTTTCGTTTTTCATTTCGTTCTCCTTATTTATAGATATAATTATACGCACATTTTCTAGGATATCAAGAACTATTTTACATTATTTTCAGAAATTACCACAAAACACCAAAAAACCCGCCCCAACTGCCTGAAAGCCCCTGTTTATGCGGGTTTCACGGGCACGCTCCGCGCCAAACGCCCAGTGCAGTATCGAAACGAAGTGCGAAAGTGAAGTGCCAAAGCGAAGTGCTAAAACGAACTAGTCTATAATTAGGTTATTTATAGTATATCATACATTTGGGCGGGTGTCAAGGGAATTTTGCACAAATTTGCGTTTTTTGCGACAAATCGCAACGAAGGTTGGTGGTTTCGCGTCCCGCCCCCCGAATCAAATGCTGATAAATTATAAATAAATCACATTTATTGTTGACACAAGTGATAAAAGCGAATATAATATATACATATTAAAAAGGAGGCAAAAGTGAAATACAAGAAAACAATCAAATCAAAGTTTTTTCATAAAATCCTTGACAATAGAAACAAAAGTGGTTATAATATACTATATAAAATATTTGGGAGAATACTAATGGCAAACGCTAAAAATTATACAGAAGAAATGGTCAGTCAAATGACCGAAGCATACTCTGCTAACCCTAGTAGAGAAACAGTAGACGAACTTGCTCAAACTTTCGGCAAAACAACTAGAAGTATCATTGCTAAGTTGTCAAGAGAAGGAGTATACATCGCTCAACCTAGAACTACAAAATCTGGTGAACCAGTTGTAGCAAAGTCTGAGTTAGTTGCTCAACTCGAAGCACACTTTGGAATTGAACTACCTACACTTGTCAAAGCAGGTAAGCAAGACCTACAAAGATTGGTCGACACAATCGCATCTTAATTGTTGAGGAGTGATTACCCTAAGTAATCAATTTTGAAGAGAGTATCTATCTGAGGTAAGTGTCTACGGAAGCACACCTAAAGAGGAAGTAGCAAGTTCGACTCTTGCACCTCAGATATCTCTGCTCTGCTCAAAGTTTAGTCAGTAAAAAAATCGCTTTTTCTATTGACAAATCCTTAAAAAGCGAGTATAATATATTTATATTCAAAAAAAGGAAAACCCACTGGGACTGGGCATCTGGAAGTGATGACATAGTTAACACTTAGAATTAAACTGTTTGCCCTACCCACCTTTCAAGAAATAAATCAAAATTTTTCTTGACAAATGGTTAAAAAGTGGATATAATATACTTATATTCAAAAACAAAAAAGAATAGCAAAACACGGAGTGAAGTACGCCATTAAAGATACTTCTAGTGTGGCGACACGATAAAATGACTGCCGAACGCTCGTTAGATATTGAGAGAAAGCGTTAGATGAGTTCAATATCCGCTTTTGAGAGTCAGATACAGACATATCCTCCGCAGCAGGAAGCGAGTGTATCTTCGATTGACTTGTCGGTAAAGGGAGTATAAAAGCACGATAACTGCCAGTAATTCCTACACTAAGTCCCTTTTTCGGGCAGTAGGTAGTAAGCGATTTCGTTGACTGCTCTCCAAGTAGTGTATTGGCACTATAAAGTCCTGAGGATTAGTATGAATTACACAGGTAAAACAGTAAATCATACCGTGATTGACGCGTAGATACATCGAGAATATCACGCAGAGTGAGGAAACCACGCTGATTCTATACCACACCCTCAACCGTTTCGGTAGTAGGAAGTAGAGCATAGAACGAGTAGTAAACCAGTTTGACATTTCAGTGTGCAAGGTATGAGATAATTTCAAAACCCACCAAGTAATGAGAGCATAAATGCAAACTTCAAGGGCAAGGAAGTTAGAGGAACATATGATGTACTTTAGTTGAGACTTCCACGCTACCTGCGAGTGAGAACCCACGCGGCGATTCAGGTTTACCTGTCAAAGTAGTAGGGACATTGGGGGCAGTTAGCAACTTAGAGGAAATAGACACCGATTGATGAGTGAGGAAAACAATCGAGTGAGCAAGTGAAAGGTCGATACAACCTCTATTCCAAGTATCGCACTTGCAGTTAGGCATACACTATCGTTGAGGTTTCGAGTAAAGCAATCCGAGATAGAGAGTAATGCCAAGTTGTAGACCGATATCAGTCTGACAGCGATAGTAAAAAACAAATAGTTTTTTCGAGGGAACAGCGCGTTCCCTCTTTTTTTGTCTCAAATAAGTTAACATCAAAATTTCTTATGTTAATTTAAAATAGTTCTTGACAAACAAGATAAAAGTGAGTATAATATATGTATCAAAAGAAAAAGGAAACCACATTTTCCGACATAATGAGTGTGGGGGTCGTAACCGAAAGCGCAGGGGAGGAGTGAAATGACTCCCCACCTAGATTAACTATTATTTATAAGGAGGGCATCATGCCAGCAAAATTTAAACCAAGTGAAAAGATTTACAAGAGAGGAGTTCCAGCAAGAAACTTGCCAGAAAGACACTTCTATCTAAAGAACACTCCTAAAGAGGAACTGTTCTCAGAAATTAACAAGCACAATGTCAAACCAAAACAAAGACAAAAGTGCCTAAACGAACTCGCTAGACGAGGCGTGGAAGTAGTGTGGACTACTAAGGAGAGTGTGTAATGAGAGCATGGGGAACAAATCATGTGTCGCACAAGAAGAAAACTTCACAGGGCAACGGCAGAGGCACATTCAGTATAAATATGAACAAGAACAAAAAGCGTTCTTACAAGAAATACAGGGGGCAAGGCAAGTGAAGACAGCAATGCTAACACAACAGGACTTTCAAGAGTTCAAAAAGAAAGTGGCAATTCTAGGTAGAGCAGGTATTACATTGGATTATACAGTAGCAAAACCAAACCACAAAAAAGTAAAGATAACAATGCGTACACCAGTGGACGCACAAAAGTGGGACGAGGTGTGTGGATGAAAAAATTACTAGACGCAATGTGGGAACCGTTTGACAGCGAAGATGCAACAGAGTGGTTCCTCATACTGTTCGGTTATACAGTATTATTCTTTATCCTATTGGGTGGAGTGATAGAATGGATTTAACAGTATTATTATTAGTAGCAATGTTCTTAGTGTATATGTATTTCAATGACAGGGATGACTGGCGTGGGTAATATAATACGCTTTCCTATTGAAAGGACTGAGATACAACGCTTAGTGAGAGATTTGAGGCATCAGGAAGAAGAAATCAAACTGTGCCTCGATGACCTTGAAGCATTAAATGAACATATAGTCGAGTTAACAGCAGAGTATGAATCCCTGTTAAATCGAGTATGTGAACTAAATCAAATTAATTTAAAAGGAGAAAGTGATGAAGAAAGGTAGTATGCAATACGACCAGTTTGGTCGCAAGAGAAAAGTATCGCATCTTTACAAGAGTAAGAAAGCGACGCCTCAGTTTGCGAAACAAGCAAAGAAACAATTTAAAAAGGAAGAAGATATCTACGCCAGTGCACCTATTGGGGAATATGCTGTGCCTGTAGATAATTCATATAAACAAGACATCAGTAAGCAATATACGGTATCGATTGCTTACAACAAAGGTGCTTATCAAGTGATACCAAAAGGAGAAGTGAAAGACATTGGCAAGTAAACATTATAAAGTGGGAATGAAAGCAAATGGTAGCACAATAGTAGCAATTCGATACCCCGAAGGCACTTCTAAGAAGTATGAACATTGGGAATGTCCTGCACGAAACAGTGTAGAACACATGGATGTCGAATTAGCAGATGGTAGAGTGTTATCCAGTAAGGATTTGATACTTGGAAACAAGTTCAAAGTCGAAGATGTAGAGAAAATAGACAAATTTATATCTAAAATTAGTGGAGGTGTAGCATAATGAGTAAAATTAATGACTATGCTAGGTTTGTTGATAGTTGTACATCAGCAACAAGTAAAGATACTAGCAAAATGTGTGATAGAATGGACTATCTACGAGGAAACTACACAATGCAAGGTGGTGAAGTGCTAGAACAAGAAGTAGATATGGCAAGATTGATGACTGCCCTGATAGGAATGATGGCAGAGAGTGGAGAATTTGCAGAAGTAGTGAAGAAAAAGGTATTTCAGTCAGATAGCAAGTTCAAAAGCGATGAGATTTTCCATATGAAACGAGAACTCGGTGATGTATTATGGTATTGGGTTCAAGGATGCAAAGCATTAGGTTTTACACCTGATGAAGTAATGGATGAAAACATTAGGAAACTAGAGAGTAGATATCCGAATGGTTTTGAAGTAATTAGAAGTGAAGTCAGAGAAAAGGGGGACATATAATGGCAAATCATGTATATTTTAATATCTCTATAGAGGGGATAACAGAGGAACAGCACTCATGCTTGTTCAAAAGCGAAGAAACAGAAAGACCTCATTGGGACGAAAACGAACCACCAATTAAAATGGTTGAGTTAGTAGAAGTCCATGAGCAACCTTTCATGTCTAATCTCGATAAAGAGTATGATGATGAAGGTTGGATTAAAAATTCATGGGATTGGTATGTAAACAACTGTGGGGCAAAGTGGGTTTGTATTGAAGAGTGGGAACATAACATGATTACTGGACACAGTGCTTGGTCACAGCCTGTTGCAATGGTAGAGAACATGCTAGAGTATGCCAGTAATAGATTTGGTATAGAACTTAGTGCAAAAATGACATATGAAGATGAGTTCAGAAACTTTGTAGGAGTAGATGACTTTGAAACATACAGTGAAGAAGGAGAATGGTATTGTATGCACAGTGAGAACTATTTAGATGGTGGTGAGTTAACCGAACTACTAGAAGAAAAGTTAAAATGTGATGTATCTGATGATGACTTTGACTGGTGGGAAGAATACAAAGCAACAGGATTAGTTCCTAGTGAGTGTGTAGACGAAATGGTTTATAACTTCTTTGATACAGGAGAGTTAAATTGGGTAAACTAAGAAAAATTCTAAGAGATTGGATTGACGGAGTGATTGAGAGGTCATTTCAAAGACAAGCAAACAAAATATTTGCTAAGCATGATGTGGTTTACAGAGATGGAGATAACACATAATGGGACAGTATGACGAATTAGTAGAAAGACAACGCATATTGCTAGAAGCAGAAAAGTGGGCAAAAGGAGTGAAAGAAATCCATGCCCACAGTTTCAGTTCGATGTGGTATGATAATAGACCTCAGGACACTGAGGATGGTAAAAGTGTATTAGATGTATCTTACAATAGTGGACTAATTCAGAGAAAACTAGAGGATGGCAGTATAGTATACTTTGGTAAAGAAATGACACCAAATGAACTAATTGATGAGTATGGGAGAGCTAAAGCGTATGAAAGAAGATAGAGAGTACCAATTCTATGCTTGGGAAAAGCAGTATGGAAACGATGAGGCAATCAGAGTAGCAGCAGATGAATGGGGTGTAAGTGAAATGCAGGTCAGACTGCTAATACAAAAGTGGGAGGATAACTTATGGCTATAAATTACACACAAGACCAAGTAGAATATATTGTAAACCAATACAGACTTAACCCTGATAGAGAAACAGTAGAGAATCTAGCAAATGAACTAGACAAGAGTGTAAAATCTATAATAGGTAAATTGAGTAGGGAAGGAGTGTATAGGAAAACAGAGTATACTACCAAAACTGGAGAGAAACCAATAACAAAACTAGAATTAGTGCAAGACTTAGAAACATTGTTAGAGTTACAAAACGAAGCCCTAGCGGGGTTAGAGAAAGCACCAAAATCAGTATTAAAAATTTTAAAGGAGTCGATATGAGAGTAGCAAAAATACTAGAAACAGCATTAGCTGATAAGCATGGCAAGTATGCAGAAGTGTTAGGACTTGTTGACAGTCCCAGCGGGGTCAAAGCAAGACTAAAGTTTGGAGATGGTCATAGAGAAACCATAACAGTAAGAAAACTAAGAATGGTTCAAGATAAGAATGTACCAAGGTCTAAAGATGGTTGGTTCTAACTAGGAAAAACTTGTGTAAGAGAGGGACAACTTAGTCCCTTTTTTATTGTCTTAAAAATTTTGGATTGGTGGAAGTTGGTGTAGTTTGGAAAGGTTTTGTAGTAATTGCGTTTTTATGTTGGATTGTTAAACCCCAGAATTGAGGTATTTGACTTTTCAATAGTTGATGTAGTTTACACAATTAACAGTCTACATTTACCTATTTAGTATGCTCGCTTTCACTCTCGCTTCGCTTCGTTCAAGCTCTTAGCATAAGATTAGGTAAGCGACTGTAATCGGTGGTTTGTAATGATTAACTATCAAAATTTATGATAATATTATACCATGATTTTCAACAGAATGCAAGAACTGTTTTTCTCGGGTAATTGAAATATGGTGTTCGGGTAGGTTTTGATTGCAATAAAATATTTTCACTGATGTTATCTAGTTGTGTTGTCAAAGGATATTCGACAGATGTTTTTCGTTAAGGACGAACTCTCATTGACAATTTCTTTTTCATAGCGAGTTGTAGTTCCTTTCGTTTGTCCAACTCTCGTGAACGCTTCCTGTAATTGTTCATTTGATTTCTTTTAGCATTGGGTTTTTCGTAGTATTCTTTCTCTCTGCAACGCTCTTTGATTTCTGCTCGTTGACATTTTTTACGGAATATACGAAGTCCTTTCTCGAAGGACATGCCTTTTAGATTAACGCTGGGCATCTGTCCTCCGATTGAATGTCCAACCTCTCTTTCTTAAGTAGTAAACTTTAGATATGATGGAATCTTCACTTCTATCTAGTTTGCGAGTGAGTTCCTCTATCGGCATTACATTATAGTGCCGTTTCAGAAAGTCTACTTCCTCTGTTGTCCATTTATTCATAGGTATATTATACTCGCTT